TGTACAGAGTACTTCCATTCAAGGGGACGCTAAAGTTGAAGACGATCTACGAGCCCGGTAAAGACCTCACGGTCTTTATGCGTGGTTGGAGGGGATGGGTTCCCGTCTACCTGGGTCGGTTACGTAGAGAATTAAAAAGCTCTATGGATATCGATCTATATAGAGATCTACGAGTTCAGAAGATACCGGTGATAACGAAGTCCTCTCCCAACTCAGCTGGAAATGCTGCGTCTGGAGCCCTTCCATTAGACCTTTTGGCCTTTTGGCGGGACTCTGAGATGAAGCAGGCCCTACTGTTTTGGTTGAAGGCGACGAAGTCATCGCTCTTCCACTCGGAGATCACTCCAATCTTTTCCGATTTCGATCGGTTAAGTGAGGGGTGGTCTCGACGGACAAAGATAAAGCCGATTGGTGATCCTATTGAATTCCTACGGCGTGAAAACGTCTTAGGGAAACGGTGGGTAGCTAGTTGGTGGGGGAAACCCCTTTATTTCGGCCGTTTAGGTTTTAAAGTAGAACCAGGCAAGATCCGAGTCTTTGCTATGGTGAATCTGATTACTCAGACGCTTATGCTGCCCCTGCATGAGTGGATATTCATGAGGTTACGCGAACTCAAAACCGATGGAACTTTTAACCAGACCGCTCCAGTGGAGCGGTTAGTTAAGAGATTCGTTGGACGCGAGTTTGTGGCATCTTATGACTTATCGGCGGCCACAGATCGGTTACCTGTAGCGATACAGGTAGCCCTTCTAGAACCGCTTTTGGGTCGTCAGTTAGCGCGAACGTGGGCTTTCCTACTTACTGGTAGGCCGTATGGACTCCCGAAAGTAGCCAAAAGCTACAATCTTGGGTTCATGTCGGTCTACTATGCGGTAGGTCAGCCTATGGGAGCGTTGTCAAGTTGGGCGATGCTCGCCTTGACTCATCATGCCATATTACAGTACGCTGCGTATCTGGCGTACCCTTCGAAACCGGGATGGTTTCAGGAATACGCGTTACTCGGAGACGATATTGTCATTGCTGACAAAGCCGTGGCCGAGAAGTACCTGGTCGTAATGGACACCATTGGTGTAGAGGTTGGCTTAGCTAAAAGCCTAGTCTCATCAACGGCTAGCCTTGAGTTTGCGAAGCGAACTTGGGTGAAAGGACGTCTGTCATCGCCTTTCTCTTTAGCAGAGATTTCAGTAGCAGTTGCTAATGTGACAGCTCTGGAGGAGTTATTTAGAAAAGCGAGAGTATACGGAGAAATCCGTGTAGCAGCCGTAGCACGCTTCTCAGCTTTCGGTTATAAGAACTTGGCGCGACTGCCAGTTGCGTTCAGTTTAAATAATCGTCTCAGTAGACTGCTCGGGTATCTATGCAGACCAGGCGGATTATGGCCCATGCCTTTTGAGGCGTGGGTTATGTCCGATGGCCCTGGTCGGCAAGTAGGTCTTGACTGGAAGAAGGAGCGAGAAATCGCTCGTTCTCTGGTCGGGACCCTAGCTGCTTTGATTAAGAAGGTGCTTGATCGGGTAGAGAGAGAGGTTAATCGAACGTTCGCGCTCCAGTTGACTGAAGCCAAACTTAATCGTAAGGCGACAGCAGCTGAGGCAAGAGCGTCCGGTAACCGAAGAGGTTCTTCAGTAATGAAGGACCTCTATGGTCCAATCTTAAAGGAGAACTTATCGTTCCAGGCGCTGAGCGCCCGGTGGGATCCGTTCTTCAAAGATTGGGTTCTCTATCCTTTCATCACACCCCTTTCTCGTAAGTACAGCGAGCTACGAGTTCGTCTACGAGGATTCGGTCCTGACGCCGTCCACGGGTTCACCGGTATCGAACAAGCCTGGAGATGGATTGATGATCTCGAGAAGGGACTTAAGTCTCTTCCTGGGAAAATCGATCTATTCTCACGTCAAGACGACGTGAGAGTAGCTCCATCGAAGATTATTCGACTTTGGATGAAACTCCGTCGAAAGGCTGGTGCGCGCCGAACCCGAATATAACCTTTTAAGCGAGAAATCGTACTAGGAAAGAGGGAAGTCATGAGCCCTTGGACTTAGTTAAGCAATGCCTAAAGTTGTCAATCAACAGGAAACTGTTTGAAAGACAAGAAATAGAAATGCGTCACTAAGCGCAATACGGCC